AAACAATTTAAATCAGCCTGAGTGGAGAAAAGAACAACTCAGAGAAGCCAAACGACGTAGAGGAATATTTAATGTACAGAGAGAATCTGACGTCATGGGTTTCGGCAAAGATGAACATTACGACACATATAAACACTGTCGCCCAATTATGTCAAGACGTGACGAATTTAAGGTCCGATTAGGACCGTTCATTCACGCCATTGAACATAGACTTTTCAAAGAAGAAGAATTCATTAAAACAGTGCCAGCAAACGAAAGGCCAAAATTCATATATGAGAAACTACATGGATTTGGGAACAAATACATTGTGACTGATTACACCTCTTATGAAGCGTCCCAACAAGGACCCGTTAGAGCAATCATTCATGGTATATTTAAGTACATGGCTGAATATTTGGAAGGAGCAAAAGATTTTTATGGAGACCTAGATATATTATTAGAAGAAAACAGAATATATTTTAACGACTTTTTTGCAAGAGTTACAGGGCTTTGTTCAGGGGAAGTGACCACCTCGATTGGAAACGGTCTAACAAATTACTATCTATGGAAATATTTCTGTCATAGAGCTAAAATTGACTTCAACGGTGTATTCGAAGGAGATGATGGGCTCTGTGTTGTTCCTATAGATTTCGAGATTAGTAATTTAATGCATGGAATATTTGCGAGGCTCGGCTTTAGGATTAAACTGGATGTTTTTAATGATCTAGGTAAAGCAAGTTTTTGTGGATGTATGTTTTCTGATATGGACTTTGTGAACACTACTGACCCTATCAAACTACTCCAAAAATTTGGTTATGCTAGTAGACAATATCTAGTGGCAGGACAGAAATGTCTTGATGAACTACTTAAAGTGAAAGCTTATTCATTGCTAGTGCAATATCCTGGTTGCCCATTAATTGACCCTTTTGCAAGGTGGGTGATCAGAGAGTTAAGTAACATTAACATGGAAGAATGTTTGATTAGATTGGAAAAAAGTCAAATAAATATGTACAAAAAGAGTGAAATGATTCAAAGATTGAAAGGTTTTAACAGCCTCGATCTCTTAGCTGAAACTGAATCAGAAATCTTAACTTCAACGAGAATTTATGTTGAAGAGACCTATGGCATAGATATTGGAATCCAATTGATGATAGAAAAACAATTCACAGGAGAATTGGGTGTTAAAACCTTATTTCCCGTCTCATCTGAACTGACTGCTGAGTTCTATGAGAAATATGTGACCGACAGTAGAAC